GCCCGAGCCATGATTATTCCGCTCTACCACCAGCAGAGCATCGTTATATTCCCGCGCCAGTGCAGCGGCCTCATGCGCCAGCTCCAGCGGGCCCAGCTTTCCGCGCAGTTCCGCGCATTGCAGGCCGGTCGCGAGGTCGATGATCTGCACCGCCGAGAAGTCGCCCTCCGAACCGCCACCCGCCGGATCTGCCGCCGCGAGATACTCTCGATCCTTGACCGGCTTCAGCCAAACGTGCAACTGCCCATTCGATCGCTGCACCAGAGGAGCAGGAGCCTCCCGCAGCCGCGCGTCGATCGCGGCCGTGTCGAAGATGCACTCGCCGCTGGCCAGAAAACATTCCGTCGGATCCTCGGCGTATTCCTGCTTTGCCAGACCGCGGAAGCTTGCCTGCAGCTGCCGACGATAGCCGATCTGTCCCAGGCTCAGCGGGTATTTGCGCATCAATCGCCATTCTGTCTGGTTCAGCGAATGCGCCTCCACCGCGGGACCTGTATAGGCGTCCTCCGTCCACCACGGAAAGAAGTGCTGCACCGTGCCCGTCTTCTCTGCATCCTGCCACTCCTTCCAGAAGCATCCTGCCGCGCCCATCGGAGTCGACTCCAGCACCAGCTCGCCTGCGGGCGAAAGCCCCGCGCGTAGTCCCTGCAGGATCTCCGCAGGATCTCCCGGCCACCGCGCTACCTCCGAGCAATGGAGATTGGTGATAGTCAGCCCGCGTCCCGCATTGGGCGCGCCCGCCGTCTCCACCCGATACTCGCTGTCCATGCCCGGAAAGATGATCTGCCGCGCGTTCACCAGCGACGTCCTCAGTGCTCCCTGGCACAGCGACGGCGGCAGGCAGCGCAGAAAGCGGTGCACGATGCGAAAGATCGACTCCGCCGCCTCCTGTGTGTGCGCCACCTGCACCGTCAGCGTTCCCGGATGCGTGATGGTCTTCAGAAAAAACTGCCCCGCCACCCAGGTGGTCATCCCCAGCTGCCTGGCCTTGAGGACGATGTTGCTTTGCTTTCGCCTCCGTTCGTATGTCTGCTGCGCGCGATTAGCCGTGAGCGGAATGGTTTTTCCGTTCCGGCTTCTCACGCGCAGCACCTCCGATGCCAGCGCCGTCGCGCCGGCCAGCCGTTTTTCCAGAATCGGCTCGTCAAGAGTTCTGCCGAGACGAACCAGTTCCGGCTGGTCGGCGACTCCCCAGTCGAAATGCATGGCTGCCTCTGATTACTGGTTCATGGTGTATTCCATCGTGAGCTGGGCCGATCCCGCGTTCGTGGTGCATCCCGCCGCGGCCGTCTGGACTCCCATCGACAGATTGTGATCTGCGACGATCGAGACTCCGCTGACCGCGTTGCGGTAGCTGTAGGTTCCCGGCGCCAGCGTGACCGTCTTCAGCCACGTCGCTGCAGTCGAGTCATAAATTCCGATCACTGGGTACGTCGTGCATCCAGCCGGCGCCGTGCCCACCGCGATATCCAGCCGCGTCATATTGATTGATGCGGTGGGTGACCAGATCGCTCCCATCGAGGTGTTTGTCGAGGTGCCGAACGTTCCGGCGAAGGAGCCGTACCAGGTAAAGTGCCAGGACTGCAGGCAGTTCGGCGTTCCATTCGCCTGAATCCCAGCGGCGTAATACCCGGTCGGACACTGAGAGGGCGTGCTTTGCAGGGCCGTGGCCGTGGCCGCGTTGCCCGTGGTTGAGGCTGTCAGCGTGGCCGGCAGCTGGGAATTAGCCACCTGGCCGCTGATCTGGCCGAAGCTGTAATCGCCGCTGGCCGGGGAAACTGCGCCCGTGCGCCCACCGAAGGATGCGATACCGCTGGACGACGGGGCTGCCGCGATCTGCTCGGTGCTGTACCAGTTCGAGTCCGGGCCACACGCCAGCGTCAGCCCACCAGCTGCGATGATCGAGTAACTCGTCGATCCGCTTCCCAGCACGCTAATCGTTTCGGCGCTGCTGGTCGCCACCTGGACAGCGTTGCTGGAGGTGTCCGTCTTGATGATGGTGAATTCCATGCCGGTGGGCGCTAAGCCGTCCGGCATGGCGGTATAGCAACTGGGGAGCGTTAGTGTAAACGCGCCGCTCGATGCATTCGCCAGAACGATGTGGTTCGCCTTTGTCAGCGTGGTTGAACCTGTGGCGAACACTGCGTTGGTTTGCACCCCCGTGTGCTTCACTGTCCCATCGGCCATGACCGCGAAGTTAGAAGCTTGCCCGCTGATCCCGCTGTAAAACGAGTCTCCCTGACCGCCTGAGAAGTTCTCAACCTCGACGCCGCCTTCGTTGCCCTGCGTGCTCAGCGGAGTTACGAACACCTTCGGTGTCACCCCTGGCTGGCCAGCTCCGTAATTCGTGTTCGAGGAGTTGTTCCCCGTCATATCGAAGGCGGTCTGCCGGGCCGCCACGCGCTGCTGGACATACTGGCCGCATCCTGCCAGGTTGCTCACCGAAGAGTAAGACGGGGCGACGCCGTTCGCGCCCATATAGCTGATCCAGACCCCCGTCGCTCCCGAAGGAGAACCAGGAACTCCCGCCGTGGTACTCATGTTCAGGCAGTCCACGTTCGAAATCACCATGTTCGAAGTTACTGCTGCCTCAACCTTCGCAAAGGTGGCGTCCGGAAAGCTCGTAGTATCCGGCCACTGGATGTGACCCCCGTTGATCTGCACTCCGTTCGATTTGAGGTCGAAGGCCGCGATGGCAGGCGAGTCCATATACGTGTTGAAGTACATGTTCCCGCCGGATCCGGCGTCAATTACCTCGTAATTTGTCGCCCAGGAGGCATCGGCGGCGCTTGAGTTCTTCTCCGTGGTGTTATTGCACGGAGCCGTGGCGCAGGTGTACGGATAGCCAAAACCATGGATAAGCTCGAAAGTGGTTCCACCGCCGGCATTGTAGACCGCCGCCTGGAGAGCATTCCGAACCAGCAGATTCTGCACGAAGCTGTCCAGCACAGTAGTCTGAAGGTTCAAACCATAGTTAGGCCGGCTGGCGGGCGTGAAACTCGACGCGGAATAACTTACAGTAACATCTCGCATCTCGAAGTTAGCCTGATGCGTCCCACTTGATTCTCCGAGATAGAATGCATCCTGAGTTGTGTCGTTGACGGTTACCTCGTCCACATACAGACCGCGGAACCACTGGAAGTTAAACGCGTGATTTGCGTTTCCATTCGCCATGATCAGCAGATCGCGGAACGTGCAGCTCTGCGCCTGCGCGCCGGTTGTGTTCTGCAGGCCGAACAGATCGCCGCCCAGGCCGGATGGAACATTGATGACCGTCGAGGCGTTCGTATTATCCGCGGTCACCGTGGGAGCCGCGCTGCCGATCAGGCTGACGCAGGCGCCATTCGTGGGCTCTGCCAGCGTCGCTGTTACATTGAATGTCCCCGGTCCCAGGCGCACAGTCTGATTTTGCCTGCTCGCGTTCGCCTGGCTCACCGCCGCACTCCAGGCGGCATTGAGAGTCGTATAAGTCACGCCATCGACTGTGATTTCCCCATTGATCGTAGCTCCGGTAACTCCGGTCTGCGCCCGGACCAGGCCCGGAACTGAGAGACCAGTACCGCTAAACGTTCCCCAGGTTGTTCCTCCAATACCGGACTTGACGGTGAGGCTGCCTCCATTCGTGTTTCCGGCGAGAATCACATCGTGCAACTGGAGATAGGCGTCAGCCGCAACTCCCGCTGAATTGACCTTAATCCCTGACGGTCCCGAACCTGAGTAAATACCTGGCTCAAAATCGACCATCGTTCCTGCACCGCCGCTCGGCGTAAGCGTTGCTGTCAGTATCGGTGGCGTCCCGCCCGTCGCTGCCGTAACGGTGGGCGGTGTGGTATACCCCGTACCGGCATTTGTAACCACAGGGGTTGAGAATGTCGTTGCTGTCAGAACCGTAATCGTGCCCGCTGCTCCCGTGCCTCCGCCTCCCGAAAAGGACAGAGCATAGGTACCAGGTGTCATTCCACTGCCACCCGTACCAGATACTGCTGTGATGGTACCCAGCGTAAAGAATGAAGCAATTACACCACCAATCTGGGAGTTGCAGGATGGGATAACTCCGGTTCCCGGCTCAAAGTAGTTGTTGCAGCGAACAATCGTGTTACGTCCGGGGTTGTTATCGACCAGCAAGGCTCCTTGAACCATGATATTGTCATTAAATAATCCGAAACTTCCACTTTGATAGGTTACTGTCCCCCCAAATAGATTGCCTGTTAATCTGGCGACACCCGTAACTACGCCATTAACCGAGGGGGGAGTAGTGATAGCTCCATAGAACGAGTTGTACATAATGGAATCATCGCCCCCGAGAGTGAACCCCGTCGCAAAATTCTCGCAGTGATTGTCGTAGAAATTGATGACACCATATCCACCGCCAGTATCGACGATGCAATCGGAGGTCGTCACGGGAGTCGTGAAGACAATGTGGTTCGAGTGAATCATCGAATCGTCGGTGTTAGAAACACAGAATCCAGTCGAACTGCCGCTGCCAAAGAACCAGTTACCGTGAAACTCGATGCCGTTCGAGTGATAGAGTCCGTTGTTTTCCAATCGGACCATACATGAAGA